CATTCTTATTGACGGTAACAATAATGCATTTATTGTGGATGAAAATATGCATAAAAGAATAGTGATGAAATTGTTCACGAATAGTGATTTAATAATTAACCAAGTATTAGGAGACTAATCTCCTAATACTTTTATTTTTATTAAATTTGTTATATTTTTTATTTTTCTTAATAAATGATTAGTAGCGTTATCTAAAGAAGACTCAACTATGTTTGAAACTATATTTTCTATTTCATTATCAGGTTCAGAAATTTCTTCTGATATATCTTCTTTTTTAAAATAGTCTTCTTTTGGAACGTCATAAGAGAATTCATTATCGGTAATCATCTCTACTCTCATCTGTGATGTATTTAAAATAAATAAATCTTTTTGTGTTATATTAGGTTCTTCTCCTGTGTCTAATTTTACAATAAATACAAAGGTTCTTTTATCTTGTCCTAATCTATATATACGAGATACAGATTGATCAAATATATACATTCTAAAAGGTAAATCTAAACATACCATAGTATTAGCTGCTATTAAAGGCACTCCAGTACTTAATGATTTATAAGTAGCTATAAGAGGATTGCTTTTATTTTTAATATCCATAAATTTTTGCACAGTAGGTGTTAGATCCTTTGTAAAATCTCCATATACTCTAAGTGAATAATATTTTAATTTAAGAGTTTTTTCAAAAGCTATCTCGCAAGTACTTGTATAATTACTAAATATCACTGTCTTTTTATCAGCGTCATCTATAATCTCTTTATAATCTAAATTTTTAGCTAACTCGTTATAACATTCTATTCTTCTTGTTAGTAATATTCTACCTAGTGCTTCACCCATAGCTTTTAGCTTAGGATATTTAATTATAGATTTTATATCTCTAAATCTCTTTAATTTATCTAACTCTAAATATTTCTCTATATAGTTTGTTTCAAATTCATTAATAATGTTTATTGTACCATAAGCTAAATATATCTTATTACTTTCTGCTAATTTAAATACTTCATTAACATTTAAAAGATATTGTTTAAACTTTAATTCAGCTTCTGCTTTAGTCATTATTTTATTTTTTATATTCTCTTTTTTAACATAATCTATAAATTTTAAAAACTCTTTATAATATTCATCATACGCTAACATTAATTCATTATACCTATTATTTTTATATTCAGTCATATCTGCTTGAATGTTTTCTATTAAATACCTATTGTATTTTTTAAGTTTAACTTTATACTCTGTAACAGTTAGTCCTGGAATATTATCATCATCTTTTTCTACACGTCTCCAATATAGCCCAAATCTATATTGTAGCATATTCATCAATCTTACATCATAAACTTTATACATATCGTTAAAAAAGGTAATAGCTGATGGAAACTTACTATCTAATGCATAAAGTAAAGGTATAAGTTCAGATGTTGCCATTTTTATAGGAGTACCTGTTAAAAGAATAACATCTTCTGCATTTATTTCGTTTATAAGTTTTAATAGATTATTAGTTCTTTTAGAATTAATATTATTGAAATTATGGAATTCATCTACGATTATATTTGGTTTTAATTTAATTAATAATTTTAATAATTTTTTATCTTCTACTACTTTTTCTAAAAATTCATAATGAAAAATAATAAACCTTTTACCTTTCACATCCTTATGTTTATTGTCAAGAACAATATACGACTGAGGAGTTTTAAATAATGAATCTGTAACTGATTTAACCCATACCTCATCGAGTGTCTGTCTAGGTGCAATTATTATAGTAGTATCATATTCTAATCCTACTGATAAAGCTAAAGACATAAATGTTTTACCAGCACCAGGTGCTGCATCTAACATAGCTCCTCTTAATCCTGCTAACACTTTAACCTCTTCATACTTTTCAAAAGCAGGTTGTTGCGATGGTAGAATATTAAATTTCATTTCTTTTTTAATTAAATTATAATCAATAGGTGATACTATTTTTTGGTATCTTCCAGCTACCCAAGTCTCAGTTCTAATATAATTTAATAAATCATTAATAGTTATATTAGCCAATCCTAAGCTATTAGATATTTCGCTATTATCCAAAATACTAGATAAAATATAATCTAATTCTAATAATCCAAATGATGGTATAGTAAAGTTATTCCCATTTCTACCAAAAATATACCTAATAACAAATTTAGGAAATAATAAACTCATATCTTTTTTTCGAATAGTGTCTAAATGATTACACGTAAATGTATAAGTATTTGCTTTTTCTTTATATTTTACTTGTATACTTCTATAATTAATTTCCATAATAGAATCCTTTTTTTTTTAATTTATTCAGTTTAATAATTTTATGTTAAATAACAACAAAGGAGAAAAAATGAGAAAGAAAGAAAACATGGTTAGATATCTAGGTATTAAAGAAGTGCACGCTATAGAACTTAGTAAAGAAGAAGCTTGTAAAAGGAATTTACTAAGATTAGACGTATGCGATAATAATGAAATAGAAGAAGATGGTTACTTTATTGCTTATGAAAACGGATATGAAAGTTGGGCACCTAAATCAGTATTTGAAAAAGCTTATAAAGCTATAGGAAAAATGACGTTTGGTATGGCTATTGAAATGCTGAAAAAAGGTTTTAAAGTAGCTAGAAAAGGTTGGAATGGAAAAGGCATGTTCTTATTCTTGGTACCTGGTTCTACATTTAAAGTAAGCAGACCACCATTATTAGGTATTTATGAAGAAGGAACAGAAATAAATTACCATTCACATATAGATATGAAAACAGCTACTGGTGAAATAGTTCCTTGGGTTCCATCACAAACAGACGTTTTAGCAGAATATTGGACAATTGCAGCATAATGTATGTGAGAGCTTTCTCTCACATACAGCTGATAATTTGACTAATAAACTAAGGAGATAAGAATGATTGATTTATACGATGGAACATTAGGTTTAAAACATAATAAAAATGACATAGTTAAACATATAGTAGAATATATGATTAGAACAGATGAAGATTTATCATACGGTATTAGAGAAGATAATACACAAGTTATCCTAATAACAGGTAAAAACGATTTAGAACATAAAATACCTACATTTTATCATCCTGTAATTTTTGAATATAAAAACACACAATATGTTAGTATGGATATGAGATTATTCGTATCTAAACCAAAAGAAGACGGTATACCTATTACTAAATTAATTAAAGATACTAATAACGGTAACATAGCTTTATATAGAACTATCTTAACTAAAATGTTTTTAGATAATGATTTAAGATTTTTATTAGCAGTTAATAAAAGTGTATTAGATATGTTTACTGCTATAATAACAACAGTATATAGAAATACTACTATGGATAGTCAACTAACTAATTATGTATCTTTAGGATGTAATTACCATTATATTACTTTTGAAAATGATAATCCTATACAATGTGATCAAATACTAAGATCAATTAGTGATTCTGTTAGAAATGTTATACAATCTGTAAATCCTGATATTTTAACAAGATTAACAACAGGTTGTACTACTAAAAATATACCTAATCCATCTAAACTATTAGGAGATTTAGTAGATACTATTACTTATCTAGGAGAAGACACTAGAGCTAGTAAAGTTACTAGTGACGTTTTATTAACAGCATTAAGCAGAATGTTCTTTGCGTTAAATACTGCTGAATTATCAATAGCTATGATAGAAAGTAAAGCAAATATGATTGCTATTTTATATGGTATTTTAAGTAATACTTTACAAAAGAAATCTATAATATACAGAACAATAGATTTTGGTAAAAGGTATAACCATCTAAATGATTTCTTAAGTGTTATGGAGAGAACAATAAAAGAACAAATAGTGTTATAGGATAAATTATGAATAATAAAAATAGAATATTGTTATTTAGGGATGAAAGATATAAAACATTAAAGACTAAACTATATATTTATATAGTAGAAAATAATGAATCTATTAGCACTGGGAATATTAATAGTGTTTATCTATTTTATTTTCAGTTGTCTAATGACAAAGAAGCTTTAAATTTTATAGATTTTTATCTTAAAACTAAAAAGTATATAAAACAGATAGTAGGATTAAATAACATAACTGACATTACGTTTAATAAAGAATTACCATCTATATCTAAATTAACAGATTATATAGTTGAAAATAAATATAATACATTAGAAGATTTAACAGACACAGAGATATTTACATTAGTAAAAAATAATTCTGCCAGTATTAAAAAGATAGGTGACAGTGTAGTTATTAAAACAAAAGATAAACTTATTACTACTAATTATGAATTAATAATTAGAGAAAGTTTTATTGATAATAAATGTTTAAAAAATAATACATTAATTATAAAAAAATTACCTAATCATTTAACTTTACTTAAAGACACTAATCCAGAAAGAAATGATATACAAGATGTTGAATAACATCTTGTATATTTATTATTTATGTTTTTTAATTAATGATATAAAATATGACTAAAAATATAAGGAGATAGAAATGTTAAAAGTAAATAATAAAATAATAAACATAAAGGATAAAGAATTATTGAAAATTTTGAAATTTAATTCGATAGATTTGTGCCTTAACGCAGATGAATTAAAAATACTATATAATTTTGCTAAAAGAATACAAGATAATAAAATAAATACTACATTAGAAAATGACGAATATTATAAATCTCATAAAGAAATCATTTCACCTATAGTAGAAATAACTATAAAGAATATGAAGTTTACTTATTTAAATACTATTTTTAGCAGTATTCCAGATTGTGAATCATATATAGGAAGTTATTCTTTAGGTAAACCAAGCATAGTTACATACAAAGAAACTGATCCTAATTCTAAAATTATAGCTAAAGTAAAAATAGATGATGAAAAACTTAATATGTCATTTATAGAATATGAATTTGAATTAATGTACTAAGAGATTAATCTCTTAGTACACCTATTTTCTTTAATTTTTTATAAAATTTCATTTCTTTTAAAATAGAATCTACATTAAAAGATTTATTATATTTTAAATTAACTTTTTCTTTTAATAAATTTATTCTACCTATAATTCTTATAGCGGTACCGTCGTCTTTAACTGTTTCTAGTTGTTCTAATAATTCAGTTATTTTCTCTCTTAATTTTTCTTGGAATATGATTTCTTCTCTTTCTTCTGGTGTAGCGTCTTGAACAAGTTCAGCATCTATAGCATTAGATAAAACTTTACTACCATCTATACCGTATACATCTTTATTTTTAGCTTCTACCATAAACCAATACCCAAGTAACCAAGCAATAACCATATCATCGTGACCTCCCTCTGGGTGATCTATTCTGTTATTTCTTACAGTTAAACTTAAAATCTGGTTAGCTAATATTTTATCATTTACATATTCTCCTATATATTTACCAGCACCTTTAATAATAGAACCATATAATTTACTTCTACTTGTTTTACCATTACCACTTGTTGCAAAACCAAATTGTTTTTTAAGTTTAATGTATAAATCGTAGTTATATACACGTTTATCTAATATTTCTGGATACTTAGAAGCATATACATTTAAATCATCTACAGCCCAGTTAAAAACTCTTTTAAAACCATTTATACCCTCTTGGTCTAAGAACTCTAATACATAATCAATTATTGTACTACCTGTAGACTTTCTTTCTACCATAAGAGTACTATTAGGTAATTTAGTTAATAGTTTAGACAAGAATCTAGAAAACATAGGGATAGATGTTTCGTTAAAATTACCAGCTCCTATAACTCTACCTGTATAAACATCCATAATAACTAACCCAATATCATCACTACCAACAGCTTCAGATGGGTCTACAGATATTATATAATGTGTATATAAATTATTAGTAAAAAATTCTCTTTTAGTTTCGTATAGTCTTAGTATATAACCTTCGTCTGAAATATAATCATCTACTGGGTCAGACATACTTTTTTCAATAACTTCTATAATACGTTTATTTAAAGGATGTGATAAGTTACCAGTAGCCCATCTATTAAGGAAATCTGCTTCCGCATCTTCACCATCTGCTCTAGAAGTTTCTATTCTTTCTAATAACCAATCATCAGTATAACCTAATTGTCTATGATTGTATTCTAATAATACAATAGGCGCTTTTTTAAATATTGAATTTTTAAGAATATAATTTAATAAATCTTCATAATTATTAGAATCAAATAACTTCTCTGTCCATCTGAAAGATTCTTGATAAATCTTAAATGCGTACCTACCTTCTTTTGTAGCTAGTTTACCAGGAGTAGTTAATAATGAAATAGCATAAGGTAAATTAGCATCCTCAGCTTGTCCTCTAGCAGCTGTTGTACCCGCAAGCATAGCCGGCATTGTTATTTCAATATTTCTAGTATAAGCAAACTCATCTATTTGTGCTGTTGGAGTTGTCATCCCTCTACCTGTATTATCTGCAGATTTAGGATCTTTTTGTCCGACATAAAAGTTAATAGAAGTATTAAAACTTTTAAGAGCTATACGTTCTGTATTTTTAATATCTCTCTTATCTAACATAGATAAATAAGAAGGTAAATATTCAAAACCTACTTTATGTTTTTCAGCTGTTTTAACTCTAAGTGTATCATCTTTTAATAATACTGAAACATTATAATTTACTAAGAAGTTTAATAAATAAATATCTACAGTAGTGTATGCTAATGATTTACCTGTTTGTCTTGGCTGTATAAGGTATGTTGTTAAATGATTAAAAAATAACCAAAAATATGATATATTAGCTCTATTAGCTTTTAGCATAATAGGTATAGTACCGGCAGCTGGTGGTACTCTGTACACTTCTCTAATAAAATACCAAAAGTTTTCTCTACATTCCTCTACCACCATTTCTATTTGAGCAGGCGTTATATCTGGATCCCAAGGGTCTACATCCATCAATGCTGGATTATGTAAAGCAAGCATAAAGGCATGATTTTTTATACCCATATATTTAAATAATTTAGCTATTCTAATAAATGATGTATTTTTAGTATTTAACTGCAATGTTGCATTTGGATATTTCTTCCAATCTTCTAAAAACAAAATCATATATCCTCCTTTTAAATTGTTATATCAAGCCAGTAAAAATTATTTATAAAAAAATATAATAATATATTCCTAATGTGAAAGAAAATTTATTAAAAAATTAAAGGAGAAACAATGAGTTTTTTAGAAAGAGTAAAAACTAAGCCAGGATACAAAATCCTGGCAGTTATAGCAATTTTTGGAGGGCTTCTATACGCTCTCCATAAAGTTAACGAAAGTGAATTAAACTCTATAAAGGAAAACCCACACTTAAATGTGATTTGCAACATAAGGGGTGAAGGACCCGTTGCAATAGATAAAAGTAAAATCATTGGGTTTACTGATGACGGCGGGTATATCTTTACTAATGGCTATGCAAGTAGCTGTTACGTAGAAGATGACAGAGATTAATAATCTCTGTCTTTATTTTTTTTATTTCCATTAATAATTATAAGTATATCTCTAAAATGCAAAAATTAACAAATTAAAGGAGACTATATGGAAACATATATTTTAATTAAGCAAGAAGATTTACCTGTATTAGGTATTGATTGGTCTAGTAGTATTATGGAAGAAATGATGGAAGAAAGAACAAATTATAACAAAGGAAATAAAATGGAAAGAAAATATGCATTTATCGTGGAAAATATAAATGGTAAAGAAATAAAAACTGTAAATAGTTGGAAAGAAGTAATAGACAATTTAGGAAAAAGTGCTTTATATATGAGAGATATAAACAACAAGTCATTACTAAGTGGAATAATTGACGCAGATAAAGAAGTAATAACATATGAAAATAAACACAATGTGACTTTAGTATCTAACCCAAGAGTCCCATTAAAAGATGAGATTGAATTTATAAAATCTCTTAATAAAGAGCACACAACGAACTATACAATTGATCCTCTAGATATACACAGAATGCTTCAAAATTTTAATAAAATTAATCCATTAGGTATGAGTTCAATGACTAGCAAAATTATTTCAAATATAGAATTTGAAAGAGCTAAAAATTTAGACCCAACTAAAGAAATAAAATGGAATATTGACACAACAAAAGCAAGAGAACCAAAAGGTATGGAAGGAGTAAAAATGAAAGGTAACAAGAAAACAGTAGAAGAAGTTTTAAGATTTGATAAAAATTTAAATCCTATTTATAAAGACAATGCTGAAGACGACACTGAAAAAACAAATAATAATAGAAGTAATAATTTAATAAATTATACATACGGATTATTATTGCTAGACACAGATGAAGAATTTGAAATAGTAGCTTATAAAAATAGCATAAATTTACACTACAAAGATTATACTGTAGTAGTTATTATAAATAAACTAGATACTACTATCTATCTATCTAGTAAAGATGGGGAAGAAGCAGTGTTAGAAGATATTACTAGTATGCCTACTAATACATTTATTAATGAAATAGAAATAATTGAAACATTAACAGATGATGTATATATAGATATGCTATTTAATTTATGTAGAGAAATAAAAGATGAGCTTTAAGCTTGTCTTTACTATTTTTTTCTTTTTGATTGATACTTAACTATATTAAAAAGGATGAATAATGAAAAACGTTATTTTCGTAGATTTTGACAAAATCGCAACAAAAAGATACAAAGGTGAATTTACTGGTTTCGATAATGCAATGCTTGAAAAATTAGCAGAGTTTATCGCAAAAGAAATTACTGTTATGGATAATACAGTTAATACTAATATTACATTAGTAACTGACGTTCCTGAAAAAACAATTATTAGTGAATTCCTTAAAAAAGGTTATGACTTCGTAAAAGACGTAGAAATTAAATCTAAAACTAAAGGTATTTCTGTAGCTAATGAAATTCATAATTTCTTATTAGAAAACTATAAAGAAGTAAACGGGTATGTAGTATTAGGTTCTAAAGCTGGTCACTATGTTAATATTCCAGATAATAAATTAATCATTATCGATGCTCCTAATGTTACTGTTGATAATGTTGTACTTGGTATTTTAGCTAATGAAGCTATGAAAGAACATAAAGAAAAATCTATCAGAGAAGAAATAGCTAAAGTTAAAGAAACTATCGCTGTTAATGTAAAAGAAGGTAAACAACCTACAGAAGGTGTTGAACTTCCTGAAATTCAAGTTGGACATAACCCACATAAATCACATAAACAAGAAGTTCAAAAAGACGATGTTAAACCACAACAACCTAACACACCTGAACAACCAAGTGCACCTAAACAAGATAGTGCATCTAAGCAAACTACTGCACCTAAACAAGGTAATGCAACTGAATCTGAAACTAATGCAAAAGAAACAGCAAAAACTAAAAGCACTGCAAGCAAAGCAAAAGCAACTAAATAATACTAATAAGATAACGGGTGTCCGTTATCTTATTTATTTTTAATCTACTTCTTTCTCTTTATTTTTTTTCTAAGTATATGTAATATTATATTTCTAAAATGCAAAAAGATAAATAAATTTAAAGGAGAAGCGATGGCAAATATTTCAGTAAACGCAACAATTATAGAAATAGTAGATGCATCAACTACATATGTATCAAGTTGCAATGTATGTAAACAAACATACGATGTTGGGATTAAAATCAAATTAGAAAATGGTAGAGAAAGAACGGTTCCAATAGTTGATACTTTTGGATATGTAACTAAAAAATTACCAGAAATAAAGAAAGTGTTAAATGAAAAATACAATATAAAACCTGGTAGACAATTTACATTTGAATTACCGTATGAACATAAAGACTTAGATAGAACAGTTGAAACTACTAAGATAGCACATGGTGTGCCTGGTAATGTAGATAATGCTATAGTGTTTACAAGTAGAACAGTATTTAATAATAGAGTAAGAAAAGCTTTAACAGGAAATTCACATAAATTAAAAGAATATATGATTCTTTAAGGAGATAATAATGTATAATAGTGTAGCAATTTATAGTCCCAATGAGAAACCTATTTCTCTAGAGGACTTATCGCAAGGAAATATTAAATTAAATCCAGGTATTTATACACTGGTATTTAACGAGTTTAACAAAAACTATGAAATAAACTATACAAATCAAAATTTTAAATTACCAAAAAAGATTTATGGTAAAGCTCCACAATATGCTAGACATTTTATAGAAGCATATAAAATAGGTGATAATAACTTAGGAGTATTATTAACAGGAGAAAAAGGAACAGGTAAAAGTGAACTATCTCATTTAACTTGTAATATGGCTATAGAAGATGGTTACCCAATAGTAGTTATATACGGAACACCAGAAGATGATGTAACTAGATTAATAGAGTTTATAGAAAACTTAGGAGATGTAGTTATATTCCTAGATGAGTTTGGTAAAAACTTTTCTATATATACACAAGATAAATTATTACCATTATTAAGCAGTAGTTCTAATGGTAAAAAATTATTTTTAATTACTGAGAATAATTATTATTCTTTAAGTAACTTTATAAGAAGTAGACCAGGTAGAGCTAGATATCACATAGAGTTTAAAAGATTAGAACCTGAAGTTATAACTGAATATCTAGAAGATAAACTGATAGATAAACAATTTGCACAGGAATTATTAAACTTCTATAATAGGTCTGCGACTTTTACATTTGATTATTTAAAAACTATAGTAGAAGAACATCTAATGTTCCCTGATAAAAGTTTTCAGGATTTAGTAAAATTTTTAAATATCGACGAACTTAAAAAGAAATATGTAATGGTTGTAAAGGATGTCTATATTGTAGACAATACTAAAAATCCTAGAGAATTAATTCCTGTTAAATATGAGCAAGCGTTTTTTCCACAAAATGATAATTTCAAAGCAGGTAACGCTATAAGATTGATCGTATTTAAAGATATAGTTAATGAAAAAGGTGAGAATATAAGAAGAGAACAAATAGACAGAATTAATTTAACAATTAAAGATGTAATTAATGTTAAAAATTCTAATTACTTATTAAAGAAAATAACAAGTAAAAACACATATGAAATTAAAATGGAAGAAATGGACGAGAATAAAAAGACCGAACTTTTAGAAAGAAAATTAATGTCAGTACCAGAAGAACAAGGTAATATGTATCCTGGTGGTGGTGGATTATATTTATAAGTTAATAGGATCTTCCTATTAACTTATTTTTTCTTTCTTTTTTGTCTCATCTTTTTAAAGTTATCTGCCAACACTGCTCTTTTTCTAATAGTCGCTGGTTTACTAGCTCTCTTACCAGAAGCTATACAACTAGTATTTGCTCCACTATGTCCTCTTTTAGCACACCAACTCTTAAATGCTCCAGGATGTTTTACTTTAATCGTTTTCTGTTTAGCCATTTGCTCTCCTTATGTGTTTTTTAAACCTGTTATATAAATATAAATAACAAACGCAATAACGTTAGCTACATTCATCCACTTAGTTTTTCTACCAGTAGAAATTAATGAATATTTATATACTTTTTCTTTAATATGTTTCATATCAGTGTTTTTAACTTTACTACTACTCCAATAGTTCTTAATATTTGTAATAATTATAAATATCTTAGATTTATCTAATGGGTCTATTTCTATTCTATTAAGATACTCATAATTTATAATAATAGATTTATCAATTATTTCTTCTACGTGTTTAAACTCTTTCTCAGCATCATCAGATACTAAATACCTAACCATAGTTAACAACATACCTGCAGGTAAGTTATTAAACATCTTCTCTATAAATGCTATTAATTCAGTATCCACAAAATCTAACCTATTATTATACAACATTTTAGTTTTTTCTATCATCGGTTTTATACCAGCTGAAAATTCTTTCATATTCCCATCATTATGAAACATACTTTCTTGTTTAATAACTGATTCTTCCTCTTCTTTAATTCTATACATAATTCTAGTAATGTTTTTAAATACTGATCTCAATTTTGTTTGTAATGTTACAATAATATTTACAGCATCATCTGTTTTATATCTTACTATTTGATTAAAATAAATAGATTTTTTACCAATGAAATCTTTAACCCTATATTCGAAAAATGCTTCCCAACTATCTAATTGTTTAATTAAATATTTATTAGATAATTCTTTTAAAGCAGTAATAGCTATTTCTTTTTTAAATGGATACTTAAAACTCCAAGCATACAACCCACTAAACATTCTATATTCCATAATTAAAACTGGTTCTTTAAGATACGTTTCTAATAATTTATCATTTTTATTAAACTCTGGATTAGTCGCAAATCTATGTGCAGTATATGTTAATAAGTGATATATAAAATTAGACGCTACTTTAAATTCTTTATGTATGTCTTTTACTTTATATAATTCCTGAGTACATTCATTAATATCTAGTCCATATATATTTTCTACTAATCCTATATCATCTATACTACTAAATCTTAAAATATGTACTCCTAAAAGTTTATCACCAAAAAAAGCTTGGTGTTCTTCATTTTTAGTCATAAATTTTAGTCTAAAGTTTTTTAATTCTTCGTATAGTTTTTTATCGAATTTTATGTTCTTCGTTATTTCTCCAAAAAATGATTTCAAATCTTTGTATTTATGCATCGTAAATCCTTAATATTTTTGTTCAATCAAGATTAAAATTAATAATAAATTTATTTTTAGTTATTTATTATATATGTTTTTTAATATAACAAAATAATAACTACATATTTCTAATATGGAAGACTATTTAACTGAAAGAAAAAAACAAGGAGTAATTTTATGTTACGAAAAGAAATTAAGAAAGGTATGGAGAAGTTTAATATAGAACTATCCAAACCTAACAAACAGGTCTACAACCACGTTTTAGAAAAAACGAAAAGTAGAGAAAGAAGTTTAATACCTGCTAATAGATATAATAACTTATATAATATTAATAAGTATGAACATACTAATTTAAGACACATAATGAATCTTAAATTTTTAAAACATATACCAGATATCGATAAAGCTTCTGAAGTTATAAAGAAACACATCGATAATAAGAATTTAATATACCAAGTAATCGATTACGATGTTGATGGTATAACATCTGGTGCAGTTGGATTTTTAATATTTAAGAAAATATTTAAATATAAAAGATACAAAGTAATAGTTAATAATAGAAGTTGGAAAAATGGAGTTAATGAAACTATAATTAATGACATTTTAGAAAAACATAAAAAACAACCAATAGGATTAGTAATAACATCTGATCACGGTAGTAGTGATGGAGATAGACTACAAAGGTTAAAAGATGCTGGTATAGACGTTATTGTCACTGACCACCACTTACCAAGTGAATCAAATAGTCCATTGAATATAGTTGATGCATTTGTTAACCATAAAAGAATAGATAGTTTATTTACTAATGATATAACTGGAACAGCAGTTCTATACTTCACTTATTTATACTATGCTTTAAAACAATTAAATATAGAAAAAGACAAATTAGATATGTTTTATGACTTATTACCTTATATTGGGTTAACTACAATATCAGATAGCGTCGATATGGGAGATTGGGTTAATCGTAAATTTGTTAAGTTTACACTTAATGTTATAAATAGCAATAGAAAATTAAGCCCATTCTGGGAAGTAGTTAAAGATAGAGTATTTGGAACTTGGTTTATAGACCAAGAATTTATAAGTTTTAACTTAGTAGCAAAATTAAATAGTCCTGGCCGAATAGCTAATCCAGAATTAAGTTTTAAACTTATGATTGCTGATACTTTACAAAAAGCAGATTATATGTTAACAGAAGTAGAAAAAATAAATGACGAACGTAAACAAATACAAAACGACGCTATTAAAAATTTAGATATAGAATTAACTAACACTGATTTAACAGTAGCTTATAAAAAAGATATTTCTGGTATACAAGGAATATTAGCTAGTAAACTATTGTATAAAAATCAAAGTACTATAGCATTCTGTTTTACAGATGAACACGAAGGCACTATATCAGGAAGTGCAAGAAGTATAAATAAAGACGTATCACTTATAGAATTATTAAATAAACTAAAAAATAAAGATTACATATTAAGATATGGTGGACACGCTATGGCGTGTGGTGTAGAATTAAAGAAAGATTCTGTAGAAGATTTTTATAACGATATAAATAATCTCTTAAAAGAAAAAACTATAAATTCTACACACTATATTATAGACGACATAATAGATAATGAAAAACAGTTATATAAAACATTTATGAGTAATGTAAATGAATTACCATATGGACAAAATTATTCACAACCGTTATACATAAGTAAGTTTAAAGTTATTAATAAAAAAATTATTGAAAAAAATGGTAATACATTTTTAATAGGTACTATTAAATTAGTAACGAATAACGGACTAAGTAAAAGTAACTTTAAAATCTTTCACACTGCAGAAACCAGAAAAGAAAAAGAAAGATTATTAAGATTAACAGACGAAGAAGTACTTATTGTTTATAATATTGGACTAAACAAATATAGAGAAAATAAAATAAACATAACTGCTGAAAAAATATTTTATCTATAAGATAGAATTAAATTATAAACATAATGGGATAATTTCCATTATGTTTTTTTTTTCATTTTTTACCGTGATAACTTGAAAATAACACCACAAGGAGACTGAATGGATTATAAATTTACTTATAATACTGATATATATTTTGCTGTCAAAGATCCTAATTATGAAGAAGAAGTGACGTTAGGTGATGTATATTTAAGAGATGGGTTACGATACTTATTAGAAAATAATCTTGATGAAATTAATAAAACATTAAGTAATTATGGTATTAAGCTAGCTGCTGATGATAATAGTTTAAGTAATGATTCGAGTAGAAGACTTATAGTTAAAAGCAATACTGAAGTAGATGTTTCTAATGGATTAAATGCTTTAGCTATTTCTTATAAAAATAGTAATGAATTATTTCTTTTAACTTTTGAGCCTATGAAATTAATTTATAATTCATATTTACCAGAAGTTAACCAAAGACTAATAAAAGCTATTAAAGGCAAATATAGTTATTTCTACATAGTTATGTTAAATAAATTACAGTCTATAGACAACTATGATTTATTAGACGACATAAGTACTGCTAGTGATTTAAGAGAGTATGTAGATAAATATAAAGATACAAAAGACGCACTAATGACTCTTATTAAATTAATCAAATTGGATAAAAATATTAAAAACAAAAATTTAATAATGACAGGAGTAGAAAAAGCTTTAACTATTTATAACAAAATGATTAAAGACTATAAAGAATTAGATAAATTAAGATTTGAAATAGATATACACACAGGTAATTGGAAATATCTTGTTACTAAAAAAGGTAAAATAATTGTACCTATAGATCCTTTTGTAATTTTTTACGGTAACATTAAACAGGAAATTTCATTATTTAATAAATTAGGTAAAGATTTTATTAAAAATAATAAGAATTGATTTCCAAGCATATTTGTAAAAATATTACTAAAATGCTAAAAGCAATAAATTAAAATTCCAAAGGAGAAATTATGGAAAGAAAAGCAAACATTATTTTACACGCAGTAGGTGGAGCAGGTATAAACATAGCGAATGATATAGTTAATAAATATGACTATGAGAATTTAGCTAATTTAGAAGTATACAGTTTTGACAGTACTGATAAAACAGTACAAGCATACGCTGACTTAGAAGAAACTTTTTACAAAGCAGTATCTAGTAAAAGAAGAAGTATGGGAATAGATGGTAGTGGAGGTGAAAGAAAATCACCAGCATTAGTAAAGGAATATAGTATTAATGTTAAAAACTACTTAGACGAATTTAATTTAGCTGAGCCTAAAGTAGAAAACTTTCATATAGTAATTCACAGTGGAAGTGGTGGTACAGGAAGTACTGCAGGTGCTTTATTAACACAAGAGCTATTACAAGCTGGAAATATCGTAATGCCTATAATTATAGGTGATACTAGTTCACTATTGTTCACTAATAATACAATAAAAACAATAGAGAGTTTAGAAAATATAGCGACTAGAAATAAAATTGCATTACCATTAGTATATTTCAATAATACTGTAAATGGTATAAGCAATAGAGATACAGAAGCAGATATCAATAATAAAGTAGTAACTTTAATGTTCTTAGTAGGGTCTATGTTATCTGGTAAAATTAGAAACATAGATAATGAAGACATTAGAAAATTCTTACAACCAACACTATTCTCTAGTATTAGAGTAAATAGTGGTATCTATGAAGTCGGAGTTAAAGTAGGAAAGTTAGATATCGAAGATGCGTTCTTAGTTAGAACTTTAACAACTGAAAATGCTGACGAACCTGTAGAAATTTTAAGTAAAACATTACAAAACAAAACAGGTTATATAATCGATGAAGAAATCTATAGTCTATTTGATAATCTTCCTATCCATATGTTTTTAAGAAACGATAGTATCTATAACATTTTCGAAGAGTTAGAACAAACATATGAAGAACAAGAACAACAAACTAGACAAAAAAGAAGAAGCATTAGAAGCAGTAGAAATAGTGAAGAAGACGATAGCGGATTAGTTTTATAATCCTCTTCTCTCTATTTTTTTTTATTTAAATTATAAAAGGATTTTAAGAATGAAAGATAAAGAATTTATAAAAAAATTAGTAAATACTTGTAGCGATATTTTGTTAGCAGGTCATAAAGTTAGTTATGGTAAAGCTAAAGGAAATGTTTATAGAAAACCATTTGAAACTTTAGCTGGATTACTAGAAGAAAGATTTAATATAAGATATGCTATTATTAATGGAGGATTACTTGCTACTGTTCCCCCTATATCTAGCGTAGGTTCTGCTATAACTGATTTAAATTATAAAAAATATATTCAAGAATGGGATTGGGAAGATGGTGCGGAAATGATAAAAAATAATGATAAGGTTTTTACTATAGATTTAGGTTTTTATATAGATTATAAAAATAAGGAAATTATATACAAAGGTAAAAATAAATTTGAAGCAGAAGTATATATAAGTCCTAAAGAATTATCAGAAATTGGTTTAACGCCACAAGAATTTGCCGCGGCATTATTACACGAAATAGGACACGATTTTGAATTCTTAAGATACACTATTTACAAGACTCATAAAGCAGAAAATGTTATAGATAAAATAAGAAAAGTTACGCAATCTGATAATGTTCTAGATAAATTAATAGAAATAACTGTAGAAGAAAATGGAAGTAAATATAATATAGAAGAAATGTCTACTCCGCAAAAAATAACATTACTTATGGAATTTCCTGCAACGCTATTTGACCCAGATGAAGAAGAATATATGATTAGAAGAAAATTAGGCAATAAGATAGTCCAAGATAAAGAATTTGAACAACTAGCAGATGAATTTACAGCTCACTTTAGTATGTCGCATTTTTTACCTAGTGGTTTAAATAAAATAAATATGTTCTTTAATACTTTATCAAGCACAGGTGTTGTCTTATATGCAAAATTAATATACAACACTATAGACACAGAAATGTTGAAAGGATGGGATGAAGGATTAAAAATGATTATGCATATGTTTTTATTAGATGTGTTTGTACAAGTTGTATGGGTACCATTATATAGTATATTGTATAAACGTTTAGGCGATAACACTAAAAAAGTTATGAATAAACTACTTAACGGATTAACAAATTTATGGATGGCGTATGACTCATTAATTATGATAAGAAATTTTTTAAATGGTGATAAATTTATGTTAAATTTTACATTATTAAATACAGCTGTATCGGCTGGTGTAAATTATTATCAAAATTACAGGGAATCAGATTCAACAAGTATTTTTTCCTATGAAAATGATTTAGATAGATATTCATCTATTAAACAAAGTATAATAGAAAAATTAAAAAATGAAAAGAATTTAGAACTTAGAAAATTATACTTAGAACAAATAAAAAACGTAGATAAAGCTATAAAAGACGCTAGATTGATGTTAAGTAAATTATCAATCATTAATTTATTACCTTCTGATTCGCCATATTCACCTGCATTAAGAGATGGTAATAATTTTAACCCTATTTACTTAATGACACAAATTGTAAGAAGTCACATAAATAATGATTTATATGTTTCTGCAGCTACGCTTGATATAAACAACAAGAGTTAATCTCTTGTTGTGTTCTATCTTTTTTTCCTTACTTATTACTAATATAGAAAAAATATTAGAAGCTTTATTATAGTAGAAATCCTACTATGATAATCGAAAAGGAGAATCAATAATGGAATTTAAAACAAGCATTTATCCTAATTATTTAATTTATAAAAAAGAGAAAGAGGATATTCTAAAGAATGAATATTTCATTAATGTAATGGATATAAAATTAGAAATAATAGATATGCTAAAATCTACTTTAGACAATACTGAAGAATTAATGTATAAACATAATAATGCTCCGGTATTAAGAGATGAATTATATACAAATGGAAATAAAGTATATAGTAAAGAAGAATTAAATAATATAGGAAATCTTTTAACTATTTTAAAAGAAAATCCAATTTACCCATTAATAGACGACGGTATTATTAATGAACCTATACTATATAAAAATATTTACAGATATTCTAAATCAGGTATAATAACAAATGAGTATGATTATGATTTAATAGCCAATGAACTTGTAAAAGATTTAATAAAAGTAACATTATTAGATAATAATGCTGATAAATCTTATATAACTGATTCATTCGGACTTACTTATGATAATAAACCTGTTTTCTTAGAAGAAGAATTTATGTTAGACGATATAGCGTATTCTTATCACATAGTAGATAAATTTGAAAATGAATTAAATGTAAAAGATAAAGTAAGATTATTTACTTTACTAAATGAGCTATCTACTAATTTATTTAAAAAAGTTATTACTATTTTAGATAAAACAGATATAAGAAGATACAGTATTGAAACAAGTATAACTGATAACACATTAATAATAAATACAGGATTACCATATAGTAGCTTAAGAGCAAAGGTAACAAAATATCTATTAAATAGGAGATGATAATGAAAACTATAACTGTCGAAATACTCGCTCCTATGAGTGAGTATAAGCGTTTATTGACATATGTAACAAATAAACTATTTACTAATTTTGACGAATTTATTCTTAACAAGTTTAATAATATAATACTAGAAGAAGTATTTAATTACACTATAGAACCTAGTACAAAACTTATGGTGGAATTAATGTTAAATGAAATAGTTGTAAAATTAGAAAATAGATTGTATGCTGAAACAGAAATAATAAAATACACATATGATATTGATATGTTTGAAAAGAATATATCATATATAATAATTTTATTAACTAATAAGATAGATGATGATATTAAATTTAAAATAAGACAACTGTTATTTTTAAATAATCAATTTCATAACTATCCAAAAATAAAATTATTAAATAACTACAATGCTGTATTAAAATATAAATTAAAGGTGGAAAATGAAAGAAATAATGATAGACGCTAGTAAATTAACTTACTTAGAGAATAGTCCTGTATTCTCTTATATATTAGAATTTATTAAAAATTTAGATAACGATTATCTGGATAACATTTATTCTAATATAATTGAAAATATACCTAGTGAAAAACTAGAGTATGTTTTTGACGTTATAACTAAAACTTACTACTATATTTCTTTTTTAATCAATAGTAACGAACCTGATATTTGTAGTTTTAAAGTTATTAAATATTATATTTCTAATGGGAAGATATTATTAAAAATTAAATTAAAGGAGTTATAATGGACGATAAATTATCATCTTACGATATTATAAATAGTATTAGAAAATATACTATTAATGAAGAAAATTCTATTAAAGAAAATATAGAATTAGACACTGAATTAACACTAAATGTTTGTAAATCGTATGTAAAAGAATTATTAGACTACATACATATAAAATTTAATTATAACTATGATTTTGACGAATATGAATTCTTATTAGATAGGATTAGCAAAGCTACTATAGAGTTAACATTAATTTGTTATAATACTAATTATGACATTGTCCAACTATTAACAGATGTTATATTTGACACTATGTTTGAAGATGAACTATTTACTGGTAGAGAAGATAAACTATTTACTAATAAAGAATTAAATATTTATATTAATGAATTATACAGTGACTTAGAACAAATACTTAATATATTAATAAGTGAAAACTCAGTATTGAAGACATTAAAAATTAGATTTGGTAATTTCGTAATTGTACCAATACACTGGTATATGATTTCATTACCATCTATATATAAAAACACTAAAACAGTACTTGAAACAGTTAAATTAAAAACACACCTTATAAGGAGACAAAATGAGCAATATAGTAACTAAAAATGAAATAGAAAAAATATTAGTAGAAGAAATTTACAATTATCCAGGATCAACTATAGGTCAAGTTGTAATGGATGAAATTGAAAGTTTTATATCATTCTCTCATACCGAATATTATCGGTATGAGATATTCAATATTGACACTACAACTATGTCTGATTTTATATATATGATATTTGATATCGTAGAAGAGGACATTTATAAAATATTTGGTATAAGGATAACATTAAATATTAGTTATTTACCAGATATAGTATTCTATATTGTCTATATGATAATAAATCAATATGTAGAAAATAACAATATAACGCAACATAACTATATTAAAGAATTAATAGATACTGGTAATTTTGGTGATATTGTAGATATAATTATGGATGGTTTTGAGTATGGCGGATTTGAAGATAAAGTAGCTACAATATTAGAAGTAGATGTCTATGATTATGAATTAAATCTTGAGGACATTGTTGCGGAAGCAATAAGAGTTAATACAGAATTAGTTAAAGAATATTTAACTAAAATACTTATTAACAATCACCAATTAATAAGATACTTAGATTTAATTAAAAAAGAAACAACAGACTATGTTTATTCACAATTATTGGATGTAGTTAGAACATTTAGATATCTAAATAAAAACAATCAATACACATTAGAATATATTGTTAATACTGGTTTAAAATCTAGTGAACTAGGTAAAGACTATAGAATAAATATTAACAATATTAAAATAATAGTATGTAATAGTGAGAATAAAAATGAAAAATGAAAAACTAAATCTAAGATATAATAAGTTCGTAGCGTGTAAAAATAAAGAATTTTACGATATAGACATTACTATTTATATTAAAGAGTTTAAATTATTTCTAAATGAAATAGGTATAGATGAATCAGAAATAGGGAATAGTGAATATAAACTTATGACTGAATGTCTAATAAGTGTATTAGCCTATAGTAATTTTGATATTAAAGAAATAATTCTAGAGATGTTTAATAATTCGTATTTTAAATTAAATCCTGAAACAGAATTATTAATAGCTTACCATATGGAAGATGCGTTTAAGAATCTAATTCTATTTAATCCTATCTTAAAAATAGCTAGTATCATTATGCCTTATGATTTAATAAAAAATAAAAAACAAGATAGAGATATTATAAAAACAGTAATCTGTCTTGATAAAATAAAATTATAAAGGAGATAGAATGTTATTTAAAACTGGAGGTATATATGATTTTAATACAATAGCACCTATTACTTTAAACAACTATAAAAATGTAAAAGTATCAGGAGTTATTGATTTTGATATTGCGGTTAACTTTGAAGATGTAATTGGAATAAATGAGAAAATAAAAGAAGAATTAGGTAAAGACATACAAGGTATAGAATCTAGTAAGTTCTATATATTTAGAGGTATTAATGATGAAAAAGTAACACTATCTGAATTATGGATTATTCAGGACAGTATAAAACAAATAGAATCTATGGACTTATTAATTAAAGTTAAGAATGTAGAAGACACTGACAAATATGTTATACAAAATATATTAAGAAAAGCAGGTTATTTAAATGTCGAAATAAATAAAAGCTAAGGTTACTCTTAGCTTTTATATTTTTTTATTTATATATTACTAATATAGAATAAAATTATTCTACATGGTGATGATCCCTAGCCATGTAGAATATGTAGAAGGGGATCAAATTGTAGCTGATGAAAATCAGCTACAAGAATTTAACAATGAAAAATATGAATTAGAAGCTTGTCTATTTTAGGCTTGCTTCTGATTCTTTTTTTTTTCTTTAATAATTAACAAATTAAAAATCGATTGCAAAATTAAATAGATAGGATATATTATGTATAAATGGAATAGAAGGGTTAAAAGAGGAGAACCTTATTACGAATGTAGCAGTAAAGGAGATAAAAGATTTTCTGCTATATTCGCTAAAATAGATAATAAGTCTATAGAAGAAATTTACCAATTAGATATTAAAGGATACAGAGGAGAAGTAGAACATTGGAAAGATGCTAAAGGAAAAGAACCTAAAAATATAACTTATGAAGAAGCATATGAACAATACTTAAATCTATGGATAAAATATTTTAATAATAATCCAGAATTGTATTTTGAAATAAGAGAAAAAGCAAAAGATAAAACTATTACAGATATGTTCGGTATAACTCCTATTAACCAAGCAAGAGCTATATGTGATATACTAAATAACCCAGAACGTTTATCAATATTTAAGGAGAATTATATGTCAAAATTTCTAAATAAAAGTCACGATTATAAAAACAACATAGACCCTATAGAACAATACATAAAAGTATCATCTGTTTATATTTCTAAGAAAAAGAATATACCTATAGAAGAAGCTGAACAAAAAATAAGAGATTATATTAAGACTAATAAAAGATACAAAAATCCTAAAGTTAAATATAGAGAAAGAAATTTAAAAGGTGATACAGAAATTAAAGTAACTAATTTAAATAGTTATATACAATATCCTAAAAGAACAGGAAATATTATAGTGCCATCTTTTACAGTATATTTTAAACCTGAACTTAAGAAGTCTCTACATAGCGAATTCATTTATGAGAATGTTGCTGAAAGAAATATGCATAAAAAACTTGCTTTTAAATACGAGAACGAGGGTAAAATAGATTTATTCAAAAAACATAATACTATACAAAAAACTAAAAAGATATTTAATAATAGTTTAAGTGGTGCATATGGTAGTAGTGGAACAATATTATTTAACCCATCTGCTCACTATACTTTAACTAGTATTACAAGATGTGTAAGTGGAACGGGTAATAGTTTATCAGAAACAGTTATTAGTGGTAATAAACATTTCGCTTCTCCTGATATAGTTTTAAATTATATATCTACAGTTGTTACTTATACAGATAAAGACAAAATAAATAAAATAAAAAATAAATATAATTTACATACACCAACAATTGATGAGCTTATGGATATGGTTTTAAAATCTACTAGGTACTATTGGAAATCAGCTGTTAAAGAAAAATATATTTATGATTTATTATCTACTTTAACATCTGAAGAAAGATTATGGTTAATGTACCTAAATGATTTATGGCATATGAGAAAGTACAATGAAAATGTATTAAGAGATTTATTTAATATGTTATTAAAAAGACCTAATATAGATAATATTAATTTACCTAAAGATGAGATGGTAGAAATTCTTAATAATCATAAAGAATATTTAAATATGCTACACCATATTAGAGCAGATGTTTTACAAGGTAAAAATCCTGTTTATGGATTACTAGATGAAAATGACGTTAAAGAACTATATGGTAGTTTAATGGCTGCTAAAGAAGCTTTTGAAAAGTATGATGATTTATTAACAACATTTTTAATAACTGACCTATTACCTATAAACATTTCTTATATAAGAGATATGTTAAGAGAAGTTATTGTATTATCAGATACAGATAGTACTTGTGCTACTTATGAAGATTGGGTTATATGGTACTATGGAGAAAATAAATTTAGTATTGAGGGAATGGCTGCTACTGGTGTAATAATGACATTAGCTACTACATCTATAGACCACGGTATTAAAGTATTTGCAGCAAATATGAATATACCTAAAGATAGAGTAAATTTAATAGCTATGAAAAATGAATTTTATTGGGATGTTTTTGTTAATACTAATGTTAGTAAACATTACTTTGCAGACTTCTGGATAAAAGAAGGGAATGTTAGAGTTAAACCTAAAAATGAAATTAAAGGTGTTAACTTAATTGCTAGTAACGTTTATAACTATGTTAGGGATATTAGATTATGGATGATGAATGATATATTTAAACAAGTAAGAAACAAACAACCTATTCCTATAGAAACTTACTTAAAAATAACTTTAGCTGTAGAAAGCTTAATTATTCAAAAAGTAATGGAAGGTAGTCCTAGTATTTTAAAAATGGATAAAATTAAAGGTGAAGATAGTTATAAATTAGATAAATATAAAAGCCCTTATTTCCATTATTTAGTATGGCAAGCAGTATTTGCTAAAAAATATGATAATGCACCAGACCCTATGTATATTGCAGTTAAGACTCCTGTTACTACTAATAATAAAAGAAAAATAAATGAGTTTATAGAAGTACTAAAACAACAAGATGAGGAAATGGCTAAAGGATTTGAAGTTCTATTAAAAGATGCTAATAAAACAGCAATAGGTAGTTTGAAGTTACCATTAGCTAATCTATTAGAAAAAGGTTTACCTGAAGAACTTACGCTTATATTAGATTTGGATAAAATTATTTTTGATAATTGTAATGTGTTATATATGGTGCTAGAAAGTATAGGTTATCATAAATTACCTAAAACTACATTATCAGATATAGAATTAAGTTTATTAGAAGAAATAAAAATTAAGAGTAATGAAAAATATGAAGAATACATATCAAACATTATAAATAAATAAGGAGAAAAAAATGTTAAAATTAGATACTGTAAAATTTGAACCAAAAATAATTGAAAATGAGGATACAATAATAAGATTTTCTAAAAGAAATTTACCATTGATTTATACAGGAAAATCTGCTGAAGAAAACTCTATATTAACAGCTGAATTATATTGTAAATGGTATTACTTATATCTAGTACATCCCGATGGAACTATACAAGAAATAGAACCAGCATTGGTAGATGATGTAAATTATGCTGATAATGTTTGGGATCCTATAGACATAGAAAAATTTGCTGAAAAATATAATCTTATAATGGATGAGCAGTTTTATGAAATGTTAGTAGGTAGATGGGAAATAGAAATAAAAGAAAACTATTAAGATTACTGAGAATTCTCAGTAATCTTTTCTATATTCTTCATTTCTGAATTTTTTAAGTTCGTTAGATATTGAAACTTCATCTATTATATTTGTAACTATCTCACCATCTTTATCATATTCTAACATACCTACTCTATGCTTAGTAATATTATTAATATTGTCTTTTAAGTTATCGTTAATCCATATTGCTACTAATCTAGATTTATCTTGGTCTACTAAATACCAAGGACTATGCGAATCACCACTATATATCATAACTCTAACATAAACAATATCATCATCTTCGTACCAAGTACCATCATCTTTTTGTAATGGTATTCTACAAGTAAATAAATCTCCATCAGTCACTTCAGCTCTCGCTATTATATTAATAAATTTCTCATCTGTTGCTATTTCCCATACAGTCTTAGTAACGCCTTGTATGGCTCCTAATGTTATATAATCTTTAATAGTAAATATAGCCATTGTATATCCTTTAATTTTAATCAATCCATAAATTCTTTTAGGTTAATGAATTTATCTGAATAAAGAATTAACAAGGAGTAAAAATGATTAATTACCTATCTACAGTTATAGATGATAAAGAATTAAAAAAAGTAGACAATCTATTTAATAACTTATTGCTAGATTACACTAGTCAAAAACGTTTATCTAGATTTAAAGAAGATATAATAGATGACGCATATAAAGAAATATCTGACGTGCTTAGTAAAAGATTCGGATTTACTATAGAATTAGTAAACAATAATAATAAAAATATATCTGTTATGCCGTCGGTATCACAATACGCGATAGATCTAAAAAATAGAATTAAGAAAAAGATGGAAAAGCAAGTAGTAAAAAGAGATTATAACGATAAAATTAAAACAGTCTTATATACTTTAGATAAATTAGAGAATGAGTTAAATAAAGGATTAAGAGTAGATACTAATAATTATAAAATACTATCTGATAATGATTTTAATTTTAAAATAAATCTAGATTTTATCTATCTATTAAAAAATAAAATATCTGGTAGAGAATTAACCAGTATAGTCTTACACGAAATAGGACATATTTATAATGGTATTTTATTATTACCAACTACTGTTGCTAATGCTGTAGATTTAACATTAAATATAGTTAGTTCTATAAGTGATAATAAATCTCCTAAAGAAACTATATTAAAATTAGCAGATGAAAAAAATACAGAATCAGAATTTAATAGTAATATAGTATTTAATCTTTATAAATCATATATAATAGATAATAATAAATATTTTTCTGGTTATAAAAGATCATACACTAATGAAAATACAGCAGATATGCTAGCCGTGTCATTTGGATATGGAGTAGAACTATCAACAGCATTAAGTAAAGTAACGGATATTATTAAACCTAATGACGATATTACAAATAGTTTAATAGCTATAGAAACTGTATCTATATTATCTTATATTATATTCGTGTATGGGTTAGATACAGTAGCTAGTATATTATTTACTAATTTAGTACTTGTTGCATCTATAACTATTATTTATGCTGGAATTATAGCATTTTTTGTATGGTTATTTAGTAGAACTTTAGGAACTATGCAATTGAATAAAGATTTATCAACCCACGAAGAGGTAAGTATACGTATCAGTAGGATAAAAAATAAAATAATATCTACTGCTAAAAAAGCTACAAATAAAGAAGAAGCTATAAGAGCTATAAAAGAAATTAAATCTCTTAATGGTTTATTGAAATCAATAAGCGAGTCTACTGGGGTCAATCTTGGTAAATTAAAAACTGTTAATACTGAGTATGAAGTAATAGTTATGGCTGATAATTTGATAAACAATGAATTATTTATTCAATCACTAAGATTAAAATACATGAAAGGAGAATAGAATGGTATTTTTTGTACAAAAAAACTTTAATGACGTTAATGTGATTAATTTAGCTAATGATAATATTATAGATTTAGATTTTGGGGATAATAGAGCTAACCTAATAAATTCTAGAATTAGAAAAGAAGTTATTAATGGTGTTCTTCCAGATACTATAGATTTAATTTTAGCTAACGCTGTTAGTAAGAATATTTTAATAGAGTTAAATGAAAAAAATATTAGAACACTGTACTCTAATACTGATTTATTTAGTAGTATGTTAAGAAAAGATATTAAGAAATTAGCATTCTGGTTAAATGAATATTTAGATATAGATGATGTTTATCATTTTACTAATTTAATAATTAATTTCTTATTAAGTAGACTTATTTATAATCTGGATAATAGATCATTAATAGAAGAACATAAAGATTTACGTGATTATTTCCTTAGAACATTAAATTAAAACATATAGGAGATATTCTCCTATATGTTTTTATATTTTTATTAACTCTAAATTAAAACTTAATTGCGGAACATAGTTACCACTTTTATTAACTTCTAATTTCTTAACAAATGTAAATTTATTACTGTCTGGTAAATAATTATAAACCGTTAAGTCGCCTATTACATCCATATTGTTAATTTTAATAAACTGTATATTTTCATAATTAAGTTTACTAATAATATATTCAGATATTTTATTTTTATTATTAAATTTACCAAGAGCTTCTTGAAAGTAAATATTTATTTTTCTAATAATTTCGTTAAATTCATTAGCATCAGTAATATTCTCTATAATATAAACTATTAATGTAGGTTCAATCATTGATGGTGTGTTATAAATAGTATTATTTTTATTTATCTTAACATCTGTTAATTTATTCTTAGGTCTATATACTAATTTTGTATTTTCTAATAGTTCATTATTAAGTTGTTTTAATTCTTCTAATAAATAGTTGTTTAATTCTAGATATTTTTCAATAATGTATTTTCTATAATTTTCATCCTTTGTTAATAAGAATTCTAATTCGAAAACTAAAATATCTACAAAATGTATAAATCCATTATCGTAGTCTATTATAGGTCTGTTAAATCTATCTAGAACAACATCACCTTTTTTATATTTAATAATTTTCTCACCATTACTATTTAAAACAAAATCTCCTTTTTTATGTTTTACTTTTAATTCTTTTATTTTTTTACCATTAAATTCTGTTTCTTCAAATACATAATTATCATCTTTATCTTTTTCATAAACATCTTCTAAATATGTTAAATAAATATCTTTATCATATTTTTTATATTTTCTTAAAGTTGGAGTTACCCTATAATTAGAAAATAAATACTCTATTTTTTCATAAAACTTAATATGTAAATCAAATACAGAAATAGTACTAATAGCTAGAGTATCAAATTCTAAAATATCATTAATATAATTGTCGTTTGTTTGTTTTAAATTAGTATCTGTACTATATATGTAAATTTTACTATCTAACTTACCTTTAATCTTAACAATATCTAAAATACCAGAAATAACTTTTAACTCTGTTTTATCATCATTGTCTATGTATGAATCTGTTACAAATGAAAAAGTTAAAGTATTTGCGACAGTATCAAACTCACCTTCTATTACTATATCTGAACCAGTATCACTAGGTTTGAATCTAATTAATGCTTTTATAGTCTCATTATTTATCATCTCAGCCGCAACATCGTCTATATCTAACTTTAATATTAGATTATAAGTATTATCTATTCTTTTAACATATTTATCTACATATATTAAATTAAAATCCATATCTTTATTATAATAAATAGATTTAATATAATTTACTTTTGGGGTATTAGTATCATATACACGATAATCTAAAGAATCTTTATAATCGCATATATATTTAAAAATAGTATAAAAGTATTTACCATTTTTTAATAATTCAGAAGCTTCTTCTAGTGTAGCTGATTTAAACTTATTAACTAAAGCTTGTGGTACTAATTTAAAAGAATGCTCATCTTTTTCTAAAAAAGTAAATGGTTCTATTATAATTCTACCATTATTAGTACTAACTTTATCTGGTAAAGAAACTATTTTATTTTTATCTATAACTAAAGTATCTAAATAAATATCTGGATTAGCATAAATGTAATTATCTTTACTAAATGATAAATCTTTACTTACGGTATACTCTCTTCTAAGAGTAGAGTCTAAATTTTCACTAATAGTATATCCTAATCTATTTATTCTTTCTTTTAAATCATAATTAGTTATAGGAAGTTTATTATCTCCAGTAGTATTATTTATAATAATATCTTTTAACTCTGTTAATGATAACATATTTCTACCACCATTAACATAGGCATTAGAAAAAACAATCATAGTAACATTATTTATTCTATTTAGATCCTCACCTATATCGTTTACTAATGTAAAGTCAACTATAAAATCTTTTTTATCTAGGTTACCAAATGACGTTGTTAGATTACCTTTAGTAGTAAATATCAATGTCTCAATTGTATTAAAATCTGAATTATTAATAAAAGCATCGTACATTAGTAGATTTATTAATTTGTTATTTTTTAATTTACATTTTAAAATTGGTTTTTTAACGTCATAAACGAAATCTGAAAATGTTGGTATAAGATCAAGTTCTCCTAACGATGGTGAAGTAGCTCTACTGTATAAAGTATAGAATTGATCATTAAGTTCAATATCTCTATTATACCCCTCACTAGGTATAACTGGTTCTTTAGTGTATATAGCATCTACTTGTTTTAATGTAACATTTAATAAAATCCAGTCTAAGTTATTATTGTCAGTAACTATATAAGAAGTAATAACTTCATTACCCATAAACCCTATAGATAATTCAGACGGCATTAACAACACCATAGTCTTTTTATTAATTGGATAATATCTAATAACAACTTCGTTTAAAAATAGAAAACTATAAAAATTCTTAACAGTTATTTTTGTAAATCTAGGAATAGTCAACTCGTAATATTTACCTTTATTTTCTCCATACGTTGTCATATGTGCAACAGGTATCGATATTGTAAATGTTCCTATACTAGGATATGCGAATATATTCTCTATTTCTCTACTGTAAATATGGTGGTATAAATCATCTTTACTTTGTGCTAATACTGGATATAGTTTTCTTAAATTAGTTTTCATTTGTTCTAATAAAACAGAACCTATAGTTGCATTACTCTCCATTAAAAACATAAATGGATTTGTTGGGTCTGGTATGTCATTACCTTCTAATAAGTTTTCCATATGTTTATATAATTCTACTTGTACTTTATTAGGATCGTATGCGTAATTAATTAAGTCTTCTTTTATATTTAAAAAACTCATTTTTTCTCCTTACTTTAATTTTATCAAAAGATTCGATGGGATAGTTTTTTAATTTCTAAGTATATTGAACCGTATACTACTAATGTGCAAAATAGAAATTTTGAATAGTTAGTAATAACAGAGTACGCTTTTAAAGCAGGAAAATTACGAAAGCTATTCAGTCTTTAAGGAGACAAAAATGTTAGAAGTTAAAGGTAACAAAGTTATTTTAAATGTAGTAGAAGGTAAATTAGAAATTGAATTAAATGTAAAAAAAAGAACAAGAAAAATAAATCTTGTTAATAATTTAGAGCTTATAGAATTGGCATTAATGCCGTTCTGCAAAATTAACAAAAAGTTAAAGACTAAAGGGCTAACTAAAATGAACAATATGTTTTTAAATAGTGGCAATGAAATCGTCGCTGTTAAAATAAACACACACCTACTAGAAGTAGGAACTGTGAACGAAACAGTATTTAAAACTATAATTAGCAGTAATTTAAAGAAAACAAAGATACAGCTAATAGTAGACACTGTTACAGAACTAAATAAAACACTATCGAAAGAAAGTGAAGCCATTAAGAAAAAATGGAGAGATGAAGCTTTAAGCTATATGTCTCCATACGATGATGACGATGACGATAGCGAAGAACCTAAAGAAGAAGTAGCATAAGCTACTATTCTTCTTTATTTTTTTTTTACAAACTTCCTTTTTCTACTAATCTTAATAATTTTTTACTATCTTTAGGTATTAACCATTTTAATTCATTAGTATCTATATCTATTAACGGATAAGCTCTATAGTTAAAATATTTTAATAGATGCTCATCTACTTCTATCATATAGTCTTTCTCACCCTCTATATAATACTTTCTTAAATAAGGATTAAAAATACATTGTGCCATATTAAACTCGTGTTTTAATCTAGGGTCATTATACATACCTCCCATACAAACAAATCTAATATCTAATGTTTTATTATTATCTTTTGTAACTTCACTTCTATTAAAATCAAAATACTTACCTAATGGAATAGATATAGGGAAAGCTGCACCAGGCGCAAATATCTGACTAACGTATTTACCTGTTCTATCCATTATTAATATATAAAATCTAGTATTATAATCTATTTCATTTTCTAAAATAAAATCTATATACGGTACAAGTTTACCTTCGAACACCATAGATTCGTACATAACCCAAGTTTGAAATAAAAATGGTAACACACCTGTTCTTATATTTCTAAATGTAGCTGTTACTTCATATACGTCATTAACTTCATATATACCATCTACCATAGCGTGTTGTTCTCTTCTAACGCCAGCTGTTGTTGTAGCGTGAGGTACTACAACATCAGGTATACCTGATAAACTTAAAATAGTATTTGATAGTAAAGGTAAAAAACCTTGATACCTATCCATTAATGGAGAATCAGCTATTTGATTATTAAAAATAGCTGAATTATTACCATTTTTTAATTCTGTAAATTTACCTGTTAGATTATATTGTAGTCTAGGATCTAACATAGCTCTAACATATCTTTCCATAGAATAAGGATTTTTATTCATAAGTGAATACATCTCCCTAGCATTTAAAATATTCATATCTGTTAAATTAAGCATAGGTCTAGTAAAAAATATTCTACTTTGACCATAGAGTTCAGATGGTAATGGAGGATTCTCCATAGAATAATTTAAACCATATAGTGTATTAGTTATAGCTTTATCGAAAGGTCCTGTTAAGTTTGCTTCCAATACATCGTTATAATTAGCAATTTTAATCATTTCTAATTCCTTTTTTATTTTTCAAACGATGGCGGGTCATTTTATATAATTATATCAACCCTGAAAATAGAATGATTACCGACTATTTAACATAAAGGAGAAAAGAAAATGAAGAAGTATAAATTAGACAATTTAGACGCAGGATTGTTAAGCGGAGGATTTGAAAACTATGGTAGTAGCGTTCCAGCTCTTAAAACTATAGTAGATCTATTTGCTAATGCGGATAAATATGTAGAAAACCCTGAAGACCTAGTAAAAAATCACCCTGACTTTGTATTCTCCGGTAGAATAACAAAAGTTGTTACTGATAGAATCATAAGACCATATGTAATTGTAAGCGATAAACTTGAATTTATGGATAAGAAAAAATTATCAGATGTTATAAAATTTAATATTAATCTATTTTCTGCTTATTTTTTACAAGCTATTAAAATTTTAGCTAATGTGTATAATGTAGATGTAACTATGTTAGCAAGACAAGTTACAGATAGAACTCTTATCAAATCTACAGCAAAAGCAATTAAAACTGTAAAAAATATTGTTCCAGGAATGGAAGACGCATCAGATGCTGTAATTAATAAAATAGCTAAAAAAATTAATGTAAATTCTGGAGTAGAAGATAGTATGGATGAAGATATTGAAAAAGCTACTGATTCTGCACAATCAAATATTAATACCACATCTACAGAAATATCTTTTAAAGATGCTGAGAAAGACTTGAAAGTAAATGATACATTAATTAAAATTATTAATCTAGATTTAAGAGTTAGTACAAAAGATGGGAATAGTAAAAACGATTTTAAAGCATCTATACCATTTGTAATTGCACCTATAGTTATGTATACTAATGCTAATACATTTATTAAAAATGCTTTAGGTACAGATAATGATGAAACATTTTCTAATAGATGGTTACAATATAGAAGTGGAGAAATTGGTTTATGGGATTTAATGTTTGCGGGAGATTTAATAAACGACTATAAAAGAAATAAAGTACATAATAAAAATGATGTAGCTAATCTTATTAAAAAGAAAAGCTTAAAAAATATGGGTGGTAATGTTTTAATGGGTGAAGGTAGTTTCACTAATTATACAAATATTTATATATTCGATAAATCAGACGAATTAATGATTGAAGACATTATACAAGAAGATTTAATAGATGCTGAAGTATGGCAAGACTTAGCTCTTAAATTATTGGCGTTCGATATCAGTTTCGTAGATAGTGATAAAGAAAATATAACTAATTTTATAACTGACATGCCTACTTATAGTGTGTTATCATTTAGAGATATTAAAAAGAGTGAAAAAAATAATGATGAAATTAATGATTTATTAAAAGCTATGCTTATTAATAAACCAGCATTTTAAAGGAGAAAATTATGCAATTTTTAAAAGAAAAAGATACAAGTCACGTTGTACATAAAAAAGCTAAGAAATGGAAAAAGAAATCTGTATATACTACAGTGGATAAAGAAACTATTATTAACTATGTTAATTTAATTAAAACAGACGGTCCAGTTTATTTAAAGTATATTAAAGAATTAGACACGATTGCTAGAAAAAAACATTTAAGTATTTTAGTAGAATTAACTACTAGTAAAAGATGGAAAACTGATTCTGATTTCTTTAAAGATTTTGAAAAATTCGTTACATTAATTATTAATAAAAGTAGTGAAATTACAGACGCTATTAATGAGAATCTTCCAGATAATTATAATTTCTATAGCAGTAACTTAAACATATCTGTAACTACTTTTGTTTTATATTTAGGTAGATTTGTATTAGATTTAAGTACTTTCTTAGACAATGTATCTAATATGTATGATATAGCCCTAAATAAAAAAACAACATTAGGTAACCCTGTTACAAAAACTGTAATTAGTAGAACACTATCTGATTTTAATTATTTAGTAGTTACTGGATTAACTTCTGACAAATATGTAGAAGACATTATAGAAAGTATTGGTAATTACCCTACTGGTAATAATTTAAATAAAAATATTCCTATTTCTATTAAAACTGATATTATTAGTGGTGTTATAGGTGATAATAAACTTGGTAAATTTGTAACTAATTTTTTAGCAAGTTTTAAAACTGGTACAGACCATACGACAACTAAATATAAAACAAGCACTAGAAATAAAAATGTTACTTATGGTTTTTCTGGTAACCCTATTTATTATATTAGAAAAATCATAGCTGATTTAGAAATAAGTGGTTATGAAAAAAGAAAACTTGAAAGAAAAAAAATAGAATTAAAAACACAGTTTTTAAAAGAGAAACTAAATAAAGAAATGGATCCTAAAAAAATAGAAGTTTATAAAAAACAAATCGAAATTTTAGAAAATAAAATTGAAAGATTGGATGCAAAAGAAAAAGCTTTTATAGATAAACTAGAAAGAAAAAGATAAAAGGAGAAGTTATGATTAATTTCATAGGAACAGAAGATTTTTCTTCTCCTACGTTAGACATTAAGCAAGATGAAAAAGATTTAACTATTGAAGAAAAACTAATAGAAGAAATAAATTATGGTCTAGAGTATAATCTAGACTTAATAAGCTTATCTAACGATATGGAAACATTAATGTCAGGTTTAGAACATAATTTTAAACAGCTACCTATATATGTAAATGCTTATGGCATAATAACTGAAAACTTAGATAAAGTTTTAGATTATGGAGCTGGTATTGAAGATAACTTAGATTTAAATAATGTTTATAATAAAATAGAAACTGTAACGAAAATACTTGGTTTAAAAGTAGATGAAATAGAAGCAGGTCTTTTAGATAATGACCCTGATGATAAAGAAGAAAATGAAAATGTTATTATAAGAATCCTCAAAAAGATATGGGACGCTATTGTAAATTTTATAAAAAGTATTATAAATGTAATAACTAAGATTATTAAAACTTTCTTTAAATTTATTAAAAAGATTTTAGGTATACAAGATCCTGCTACTGAAATTAAAAAGAAAATAGAAAAAGAAGAGAAAAGTTCAGGAGGTGGTGGATTTGGTGGTTATAGCGGAATAAATGTACAAACACCAAAATATGAAAGTTCGCCAGTATCATCTGGAGCTAGTAAAGCTAAAGATGACCCTAAAACAGCAGAGGATTCTATAGAAGATGAGACTATAGAGGGTGCTGACAGTATGGAAGAACACGAAGAAGAAATAAGACAAATAGATTCTAAACTTCTTAAAAATAAAAAGAATATTAAAAGATTAGAAGATATAGCAGAAGAGGTTATTAAACAATACCCGTTAGCAGTTCTAATAGCTAATCATATTTTTGAATTTGAAGATGGTGATATAGATCTATTTGAAGTATTAACAATTCTTTATGCTATAACAACAGCATCTACTACATCCGTTATACAATGTGAAGATAAAGGTAAAATGAATATAGAAAGACACATAAATGCTTTCTTAGACGCCATAGAAAGAATAAAAGATGTCTTTAATAGAAAAAAACATTTAGGTGATTCTCACGCGAATACTAACTATATGGATACTGCTACATTTTATAGATTACATAGTTTTGTATCAAACGTATATCCTATATACGGAGGAACTGTTGATAAAGAAAGTAGTCTTGTAGCTATTATAAGAAACATTATGACTGGATATTCGCATAACTTAGAAGTTGCTTCTGATAGTTTTTATTTTTATATTAAACAATTAGAATCAAGAATAACTACAGTTAATAATGATGTTGATTTTGGTTCTATTATTAGACCTTTAATAGAAGAAAAACTTGGAGAAGAATTCTTAATGTCATTAAGCATGTATAGACCAATGATATCTGATATAGGTAAACATGGTTTAAGCACTGATTATAAATATTTTAGATCTGCTGTAATATCTTTTAATAAAAATGAAATTGAACTATTAGTGCATTTATCTAATGTATCTGATTACAATACATTAAAAGATTTAAACTTACCTGACCCAGGTTTATTATCAAATACTAATAAAAATGCTAAAGCTTTTGAAGATACTTATAAAGAATTCTTTATGAAAAAACTTCCTAAGATAGCTAAAGATGTTAAAGGTACAATAGGTGTTATCAGATTTAATGTTACAATGGATGATTTAAAGAAGCATACAGATATTTTATCTAATAAAAAAATCATAGCTACTGCTCCACTTATGGATGAGAACAAACTTGTTGTATTAGAACTTTTAAATAACTTAACAAAAGGTTTAGGCCATAACCTAGATGATTTAGAAAAATGTTTAAAATATACAGAAAAATTATTAAACAATATTAAAAAAGATATTGCTGATACTGAGAAATTAATAACTGAAACTATTAAGCATATTGGTAAATCTAGAGCTGTAGCTAATAGAGGAGAACCTTTAGCTAGATACAATATGGAAGCAGTTGAATTACCTATGGAGGAAAGAAGAACTCCTAAAGAAGCTTTAAGCGCTAAATTAGAACTTATGTCTAGTCTTAAAAAAGGTATTTTAACAACATCTACTTCTTTACAAGTAACTGCTAATGAATTAATGGCTATATACAAAAATACTGTAATCCCTAATTTAAGAAATGTTAAAAATCTTACAGGAGATAGAGTATTGAAAAAATATATTAATGAATTAATAGACTTTTATGAAATAAAAGATGGTATAGGAGGAAGATGATGAATTACTTATCAAAACCTGAGCTGGTAGATTTACCAGCTCTTAACGATAGACTAGAAGAATTAAAAGAACTTCAAGCTGGACTAGCTGATTATATAAGCGAAACTACCGACTATTATAAAATAAGTGAAGGAATAGAACAGTTAGACAATCTTTTATCTTTAGCTTCTATAAAAGATGAAGAAGAACTTAAAACAACAATAGAATTAACTGGTATAGGTTATGGTATTGAAAACATAGACGATGCGTTAAATACTATTAAAAAAGCAGCAGTAGCTGTACTTAAGTTTATTATAAATATTCTAGATAGAGTAATTAAATTTATTACAAGTTTCTTTAATAAAGGTATGAACTATACAGAAAAATTCTTTATTGCTCGTATACAACAGCATAAAGATAATTTAGAGAGAGCTATAGATAATAAGAATTTAAATAAAAACCAACCTTTGGATATTAAAGAAAAAGCAGTTAAAAAAATCTTAAAAAGAAAAGATTTATTTATATTAGAAGCTATTAAGAATAATAATACTATCGATCCTGGATTAGTTACAAATTATGTTAGAGGAACGTTAACATTATTTACAGATAACATCGTAATATTTGATAATACTTGTGATAGTTTAGTTAACCTAACAAAAGATTTAAGAGATAGTACTATAACAACTAATTCGTTCATAGGGTTTGCTGCTGAGAAAAATAAATTTCTTATCGTTACATTAGGACCCTTAACTAGTGCATACAATAGAAATAATTTTCTTAGTAAGATTGTAGAGATTGGTCTTAATAGGAATAAAAAAGACGGATTTGTGACTTATATTATACCTTTACCTAAATTAGAGGAAGAAAATGATAAAATTGCTTATGTGTCAATTTCTATTAAAAAATCAGAAGTTATATCTAAAATGAAATATGAAGACATTAAATCTATGGGTGATTTGCTTTCAGTTAAGCAAGATTTCATAGATTATAAAGACTTAGGTATAAATATAGACAAACTAGACTCTGTTAAAATTAAATCTGCTAGTTTTACTGAAATAGATAATATAGTACAAATATATAGAGAATCTAGCGAAAAGATTAAAAAGAAACTAAACACAGATAGAATAACTCGTAAATTAGACAAATTAAAGAAAAAAATGGTAGGAGTTAATGCTAATGAATTTGATTCTAAAGTAAGTAACTTTAAATTACAATATATAAATACTAGTATAAAAACTGCTACTACTATCTTGGAAGGAAGCAAACAGTTGTATTCCAGTGGGTACTGTGATAGTATTAAAGACTATATACTTAACCATACTTTATAGTCGTTAATATATTTTGATAATTCAACATTAAACATAAGGAGAAAAGAAAATGTTAAACTTTCTACAAACAGAAGGACAAAATGAAGAAGCTTTCAAAGCTACAAATGATTTAAACCCAGCAGGTATTATTGCAGATATCGGTGCAGGTTTTGAAGAACTTAATACAGAGTTAATTAAATATGACGTACTTGCTAAAGCTGAACTTGCATTAGATAAAAGTATTGCGCTTGATGATCAAATTGCTGCACAAGGTGTTGCTAATAAAGGAACTGTAGCATATGGTATTGAAGCATTAGAAATGACTGCTATATTTTTAGGTGCTCCAATTGACGTAGAAGCTATCGCAGCAGGAACAGAAGATAATGACCAAGAAACTCCTAAAGAAGAGAAAAAAGGTTTCTTAACTAAAGTTAAAGAAGCGGCTAGCAATGCTTGGAAAAAAATTAAAGAAATTGTAGAAAAAATTATTAACAAAGTTAAACAATTCTTTAGTGGTAAAGCAGCTGAAAAAGCAAAAGAAGAATTAGATAGCGCAGCAGATCAAGTTGAAAAAGAAGTTGGTAGTGCTGATAAAAAACCTGAAAAATGTAATGAAAAAATGAAAAAGAATTCTGCATTAGGTATAGTTAAAGTTGATCCTGTATTTATGGCTAATAACGGAATAAAAACTAGTAAAGATTTTAATGTGTTCTTAGATTATGTTACTGATCAAGGTCCTGTAAAAACTGCTGAAGAATTTGGTAAATTACTTTCTAAAGATTATGCAAAATGGATCGAAGATTTAGGTTCTGTTTTAGACGACGTTAAAAAAGCTACAAAAAGACCTACATGGCAAGCAGCAGTTAAAGCTATTTTTACTACTGGTGATGCTGTATCAGAAGTAACTAAACTTACTAATGTACTAAGCAATGAAGGTGTTAAATTCTTAAAAGAATTAAAAATCCCACAAATTAAAATGCACCCAGCTAAAGAAAAAATAGTTAAAGAACATGAAGCTGAGATTATCAAAGCTGCTGGACTTAAAGATGTTAAAGATTTAGAATATACTATTCTTTATACTGGGTCAACTATTGCAAGTAAAAATAAAAATATCTTTATAGATTTTGTTATTATTTACAAAGATAAAGATCTTATTAAAAGATTTGAAAATTTAATTTCACAAACAACTAATATGCAAACTTTCGAAAGAGCTGTTAATATGCTAAACAATGCTTTAGGTGTTAAAACTGGTAAAGCTCCTACAAAAGTTAATGTTGATGCTTGTATTAAAAACATAGAACCATTCTCTAGTAAAGAATTAAGAGAAATCGGTGAAGTAGTTTCAAAAGAACTACCTAGCAGAGCTAATGAAATTGCAAATAAATTAGATGCTGTTCTTAACAAAGCAAACAGTGATGCAGCTAAACTACAAACTCCTCTTAACAATTTAGGACAAATTGGTACTAATGTATTTAACTTTATTCAATCTGTTCTTAATTATATCGCAATGATTAGTAGAGGTTACGCTACAAGTACAACTGGAATCTTTACACAATTAGTTAATGCTGAAAGTAGATTAAGCAAAGATTGTGTTAAAGGTGATTTATTTTAATTAACTATGATAAGGGAATCCCTTATCTAGTTTTTTACTTCTTTTTTTTGATAAAACAATTAAGGAGAAATTATGAGCTTAACTTTAGTAACTAACAAAGAAGCGATTTTAAATACTAATCTAAATGATAAGAATAATATATTTAACGAAATATTTAAATATGCAAATTCTACAACTAGCGATTCTTATAAACAAAATTTAATAGATAGTAATGTAGAATCTATTTATGAATTAATTAAATTTCTAAATGAGAATGATAATCTACCTTATTATATTGCGTACGGTAATATTAATCAAGATTTACACAAAGATATTAAGAATTTAATAGACAGATTAATCTTCCACAATAATAATGAGAAAGAATATTATAAAAATGAATTAAAGCAACTTGTTAAATCTCTTACACCAAAAGATTCTAGCAATGGGATAACTGTAAAAGTTAGATTAAATAGCTTATTTATGTATATAGATAAAGAATTAACTAATAATCCTATTTATATGTTAGATAAACCAGAAACTACTAATATAGGAAAAATCTTATTTGAAATAAATAATTAATCAGGTCAGAGTAATCTCTGACTTGATAGAAATTTCTTTATTTAAGGAGAAGAGATGATAAATGCTTATACACCTATAAATAATTTACAATACACAATATATAAACCTATAGTAGCCAGTATGGTTAAACACTTTGCTACTAAATTTTTAAGACATCCGGATATATTAGTTATTTATAACGAGAATAATGATATGTTTGGTGAAGATATGATAAATACTAATTATGATAACCAATATAAAAAAGAATGGATAACAGTAGATTATGAAATATCACACGACGATAGTTATATGCTAACTAATTCTATAAGAGGTAATGATGGAATAAATTTATTCAGAGATGGGGATATAGGTTTTTCTATACAGTCAATACCTATCACACATACTTTTAATATAACGTTAAAAGTATTTGATAAATTTAAAAACAGATTATCTAGATTACTAAATGATTTTCAGTTAGGTGAAATTAATGACACTAACTATATGATTTTAAATGCTGAAACATTTTTTACAGTACCTAATAATGTCGTTACATTAATTAAACACATATGTGATTTAAAATATGGTAAGAATGTCGTTGATTGGTATAAGTATTTTGAACGTTACAGTTTCATAGAAACAGATAGGTTAAATAGTAAATCAGGAGATAGTTTCGTACCTATATATAGAATTAATTACAATGATTTAGCAGTATGGACAGAAGTAGGTTTTTTAGATAAAAAAATAGAGAAAGAAGATGATGGGTATAGTTTAGAACTTACATTAAAATTTAGTTTTGATGTTTTAATAGGTATGAATTTATTTTACCCTATTTTAATAGCTAATAAACCTATACCTAAAGAATATTTAATCATTAGCCCAGCAGTTATTAAAAAATATAATTTACCTATAGAAAGAAGCTTATTCGTTAATGAAAAGATAAATACTTTTATAGAATATCTAGGAAATAATTTAAGAAATGATGTTATTAAATTATTAGACCATATAGATACTAATAAATACATTAGATTATTAAAAGATGAAAAGAACATAGAAAAAGATTTAGATAATCCTAAACAAGAGATAATGAACCAAGTAGATAGTTACATACAGATGATGTATAATTTAAATCAGAATATAAAAAGAGTTGTTCCTATTTATGATATATGGAGAAATTATAATAATTATGGAGATTACGAACCTGTTAATATTTTGTTATTACAAGTAAAAGAAAAAAACTGTACATATATTAACCTCTATGAAATGTTAAATTTAGGATATAGTAAAGAATTTATAGATACATTAATAAATAATAAAGATAAGTTTAGATTATTATTTAATTGGTTATTCCATTTTAATATTTATATAGGAGATGATTTAATACCTATGGAAGAATTAGATATAGCACAAGAAGATGATCCTGATAACAACTTAAAAAGAGGAGATGTTTTTAATAAATATGCTGTAGACAATAATAAACAAACAGATAAAGAAGATGAAAAGCTATATATTTCTTTATTAAAACCATATCATTTTGTGTTATATATAAATACTAATCCTGTTTCTGTAACTAATTATGAAGATAGTGATTTAACATTATTAATGCAATATGTAGCTATGGATAGGTTAAACAATATAGGAGAATTTGCTAATGATTTACCTATGAGAACAATAATGCAATTCTCATTAATAGCTAATAATATAAATGGTAAAGCAAATACTATTAATCAAATATTAAAAGATTTACAAGGAGAGTAAGATGGCGTTATTTGACGACAATATAGATTATGATACTTATGATAGGTCTGTTAGTTCTAATAATGAACAAATAGATACAGGAGTATTATTAACAGATGAGAAAAATTTTAACTATATATTTGATAGTGAAACTCCATTAGAATCAGTAATTAATCAATTACCTGGATATAAGTTAAAAGTTACTTATTTCAATAAGTCTTCTGGGAATCAAGAAGCTATAGAATATCCTGATTTTTCACTGGATGATTTAATAGTAGAATATGCTAGAATAGATAATTTAACTATCTACACTGATGGAGAAATAGATACTGAAAACTTAAAAGATTATGAAGGGACTGGATTCATTTTAGCTGGATTAAAACCTACTCCTGGTGATTTTATTTTAACTAAACTTTATGACGGTAGAGTAGGGTTATTTGTAATAACAAATGTGGGACCTATTAATTATAATTTTAATAGAATTTTTAAAGTAACATTTAAATTTTATTTATTCCCGTCTAAAGAAGATTTACATAAAATAAACATAAATACTGATAAAGAATTAATAGCTGATGATACTCTGAATAACACAAGTAAAGAAATACTTTACGATAAGAAAAGACATAATTTAATTATTGAAATATCTAATTTAATAAAACTGTACGAAATAACTTGGAAAGAACGCGTAATAAAGTTAGACAATAATTATACTATTTCTTATTATAATAATGAAAACTACACTTATGTAGGGGATACTAACCTAGAGAATTTTATACTGAATTTATTTAACTTAACTGATATTAAAAAAGTTTCTTTATTTAATAGACACCAAGAATATTCTACAATATTAGATGTTCTAATATACAAAGAAAAATTAAAATGGGATTTTAATAAAAAAGCTAAAACGGTATTTATTTATGATAAATTACATTATCCATTTTTAAAGGACTTTATGTATAATCAAATAGATTATTTTATAGAACCTACTAATGATGAAGAAGATGATTACTACATATTCTCTAAAAGTTTTTACGATGGATTAGAATCAGAAAATAAAGATGAGGTTTATGTAAAAGATTCTTTAGAAGTAGGGATATTTAATTCAGTATTTAATTTAAGTATAGATGAAGAAACTATAAACAATATAATAAAAGAAGCTAATGACTACATTAAAAATAATGATAATAAAGAATTATTCTACAGATTACCATTAACTGTTTACATACTTAAGTATTATAAATTTATTAATAATTATCCTGATCATTTTACATACTGACGTTATTTGACGTCAGTATGTATTTTTATTATCTTTTTCATTCGAATGAATAAAATAAATAAGGAGTATCTATGAATACAAACTTACCAGGAACAGAAAGATATAATTTTAATAATATTTTAAAAACTTTACACGAAAATAAATTTTTCTGTAAAATACCTAGAATTTATATTTATACAGAAGCTGAAAAAGAATTGTTTGGTATAGGTGTAGATGAAGTAAATAATGAAACAGATAAAACATCTTTAATGGAACTAGTAGATAGTTATAAAAGTGTCTATGAAATAGCTTATATAGTTTATGAAAACAATGATATTTATATTAAAGACGATGACGATATTTTAAAAATATTAAAAATAGCTACTGAAGCTTTGGACTTATTAGACCATAGTCCAAATGTAGAATTGGTTAAAAATTATGAAGATTTGAAATTTGCTTTAGAAACCCTTATTGAAAAAATAAAATCTACAAATGGTGATTATTTAACTACACTATATAACAAAAATGATAAAATTCAACAATACAATAATGATGTATTTGGTACATTCCAAAAAATAAAATCAATGACTGGTGTAAGACCTGACGTAACGGAATTAAAGAAAACAAAACATAGATCTATAGACGGTATAGATTTTAATAATATATCTTTATAGGATTCATTATGGTTAATAAAATAAATTTAGAACAAGAAATAGAAAAAATAACAGATAATAGCGTAGAAGAAATATTTCCTACTATATCTTGTATTATACATAATGAAAAAGATGATATTAACATAGATCAATTATTACACGTAGATGTTGTTAGGGATTTCCAGAAAGCACTTACAGATACAATAACATTAGAATTTTTATTACCTCTTGGTACTTATGTTAATGAATTACATAAGCATAAAAATAAACTAGAAGCAAGCTTATGTTTTAAGAAAAATTTTAAACAGAGCTGTAGAAGATATAAAGCTATAATACTAAATGCGGATAAAGCAGCTGTTAGTAGTAAAATGCAAAGTGTAGGTACAGATGAGTTAAATAAAACCAATTTCGTAAATACTCAAATACAATTAATACCTATAGAACTTATTACATTAAAAAAATTAAAACATGAGGGGATATATAGAAACGTTACTCCATTAGAAGTAGTAAAATACTCTATACTTTATGAACTATCTAAATTAAAATTATATGGTACTCCATTTAAACTAAATTTAAATATTTACAAACCAGAATACCATAATAAATATGAAAACATAATAATACCTACTGGAACAAAAATAGGTAAAATACCTAATTTCATACAACATAAATATGGGTATTATAACTTTGATAGTAATTTATATATACAGTTAGATAATAATATTAAGAAAAATATGTTTATATGGTTATACCCTACTATAGATTTTGATAGAGTAAAAAAAGACCAGAACATAGGTATGTTATATAATACTGTTAAAAAAGGTACTAATAGTAATGAAAAATCTTATTGGTTAAACAATCACCAATTAAAATTAGTAACTGATGATGTAAAAATAACAGGAGATAATAATAATGAACTACTTAATAAAGGAAAAGGTATCTCTTTCCAATCGGTGACTAAAAATTTAAAAGATATAAATTATGACTTTAAAAACGATAAAGACGATTATAGTGTGGATGAAAATGTATTAACCACTATAGATGATGATGGTATGGATGATACTACATATGTTGGTTTAACAGATAATACTAATCTACTTACAAGTGCTATAAATAATAATAGAGTAGCGTATATACAAACTGTTATTTATAACTTTACAGGCTTATGGGAAAAAGAACCATTAGACCAATTAATATATCCTGGAATGCCTTTCTATTACATCTATAACTCTACAATAGATGGGATAAACAAAATAATGAAATTACCAGGTACTATTTTACAACAACATATAAATTACAATATTAAACAAAAAACAATGTCGTCAGCATTATTGCTAGGTGTTAAAAAACCAAACATAAAGGATTAATATGGAAGAAATAAAAAACTCAGCAAAGGTGATAGAAAACAATGGATTTTATGAATTATCGTTAGATAATAATTTAATAAAAGAGAAAATAACATCTCTTTTAAAAAGTATAAAGCTTAATGATGATATAGAGTATATCTTACCTATAGAAGACGAATTAACTAATGATTTAATTATTAGGATAATCAGTGAGATATTTATAAGTAAAATAAATATGACCGATAATGAGCCTTATATAGTTATTTTTAATATAGATGGTATAAAATACAAAATTTCAATAACTAAATTAAACATTAAAAATGAAATTAAATATTTATATGGTACAGTGATGAAAATGCATGTAGACTATGACGATTAATCGTCATAGTCTACATCACCATAATCAAAATCATTTTCTTCTAAATATATATCATTACTATCATTATTTAATTGGTGTTTTGTTTCAATACCAGAACATCCTAATTCATCCAGTTTATCTATAATATTACTTTTTTCTTTATTTAATTCTATTATTCTATTTTCTATTTCAGTAGAGTCATCATCTGGGTCCATATTATATAAATCATCGTTTAATTTTTGTATTTCATTTTTAATATTATCTAATACACTATTATAAAAATTACATTTATATCCTAAATAGTAATCATTATATCTTTTTCTTAATAATATATATAAGTCATAAAACTCTCTTAAAGAATTTTTATCGGCTTGCACCATACTACTTAAAATATCCATAGTTTTATTTAAGTCAGCTTCTGCTTTTTCAGGCGCTCTTTCTTGTTCCATATCAAATTCTTTTAAAATAGTTATATATGAAACATCAGATATAGGAGTATTTACATTATCATAATCAGTTAAATATTTAGGAACCCTAAATAAAATATCACCACTTTCATTTATAACATAAAAATCAGTTAATAGATCTCCTACTAAATTAACCCAATTGTTAATAAATGCTGTATTGTTTTCTTCTTGTTTTTCTACTAGATTTAACATATATGGTAGCATATATTTTATAAAATCGTCTTCATATACTTTAGGATAATCATCCACTGTACCTTCTGCTAATACTTTAATATCATCGCCTATGTACGCTAATTCTTCCTCTAATTTCTTCATCACCATTTCATTAATTTTTTCTTGTTGGTTCATTTTACATCCTTTTATCTATAAATCATATCTAATAAATTTGTTATTCTTACACCATCTACGGCTACATTCTCATCTACGGTACTTACTACACCATCTTCAGTCTCAGTAGTTACCTTTATATTTATCACTAAATCACTTGTATTCTTATTATTATCTTTAGAATGTATATCTACTTCTACTGTTACATTATCGAAATATTTTTTATACAAAGTAATTAGGCTATCGTATATCGATGAACGTAATTTACCAGTATCAGTAGCATAACTATTTAAATAATATTTTAACGAAGTTATTTTACCATAAAAAGTAACCGATTGAGAATATTCTGAAGTAATGAAATAAAGAAATAACTTTTCGGTAATAATACTTGGATCATCAGTTATTCCGAATATAGAGGTTGTAGGTAATACTACTTTTTTACCCATATTACATCCTTCACTTAAAATTAATTCATATAAGGAAAAAATATGATAAAATACTTTTTATTATCAGATATACATTGCGGTCACAATAGAACACCTGCATCATTTATTATATCCAATCTTGATAATTTATTTAAAAAAAATGAAAAGAAACTTAAACAAGTAGATATAATATTCATATCTGGAGATGTGTTTGATAGATTATTACAAGTTAATAGTCCTGACAGTATATTAACATATGATTGGTTAACTAGATTAATAAAATTCTGTTCGGATAATAATATTAAATTAAGAATTTTAGAAGGTACTCCTAGCCACGATTGGAAACAAGTAAAATTATTATATAGCATTATTAATAAATTTGATATAGATGTAGATTTTGCATATTACGATAATATAGAAATCGAATATATTAAAATAAGAGAATATGAACTATCTGTTCTATATATACCTGATGAGATTTATGATAATGCTGAAAAGATATGGGAAGCAGTACAAGAAAAACTAAAAGAATATAATCTAGAAAAAATTGATTTAATAATTATGCATGGTGCTTTTAAATATCAATTACCTATAAAGAATTTAGATTTTTTACACGATGAAGAAAGATATATTAATATAACTGAATATCTTATTAATATAGGACACGTGCATAATACTAGTCAATTTGATAAAATATTATGTCCTGGTAGTTTTGACAGGTTAACATTCGCAGACGAATATGATAAAAAAGGCGGTTGGTTAGTTACGCTTTATGAAAATGGTAAAGTTAAAAAAGAATTTATAGAAAATACTACAGGTATGATATTTAAAACTATAGATTTAACTAATACTGATAAACATATAGATAAATTATTAAAAACTATACCTAACTATTCTAATATAAGATTATTAGTTAATAAAGATGACTCTGTTAAAAACTTACTAAAAGAATTACAATTTAAATTTCCTAATCACAGATTTGTTATAAAAGATAAAAATAAAAATGATGAGAAAGAAATAAAACTAAATAAAGAAAATAAAAAAGAACTATTTAAATTTAAAATAAATAAAGATAACATTAAAGAACTTATTTTAAAAGAAATCAAATCTCCTAATAATTTATTATTAGAAGAAATAGATTTATTAATTTCTAATTAATAATGATACTGTATTACTAAAGAAAAGGAGACCAAATGAAATTAACATTATTTAAAGGTGAAGAACTACCTATAAATTATCCGACTGAAAAAATAGTTATTTCTTCTATAGAAAAAAAGAAAAAAGACGATTATGATTTTATCATAATTAATTTTGCAACTATAGTAAGGAATTTCATAACAGCTTTAGATTTTGAATCTAGTTCTGTGACTAATAAGAGTAAAGAAAAATTCAAAATACTTAAAGGAGGAGAATTTTTAGCTACTTATAGAAAGGAATTTAAAAGGGATTTAGAATTGATAAACACAATCCTTAATGATAATAAAATTAAACCTATTTATTATCTTAAAGATTATAAAAAATTAGCAAAGTGTAACCCTAATTATTTAACTGAAGAAACAATGTCACCAGGAAAAGCTTTAACTGAAAAATATATTAAAAGTTTTAGCTCTATAATAGATGATGACACTATTAAAATAGAAGAAGACTTTAGAAATGAAGTTGGAGAAGAATATCTTCTAGTCACTCATAATGCGGTTGATTTAGTTAGTTACCAATACCAGAAAAATGTAAACCTTGTAGAAAGTTTTACAGGTGAAATAAAACCATTTAACAAGTGGTATACTAAATATGCTAAAATGGGAAATAACGATATGTCGATATTACCATTTAATGGATTTTTATTATCTATATTTGGGTGTGGTAATTATATAAAACCAGGTAAAATTAAATTAAGGAGAAATATATATGAGATAGGAAAGAATGAAAGATGGAACAGTAACACAACATTGGCTAGAGTAAAAAATGGTTTAGAAATTAGAGACCGTATGGTTTATAATATTCTAAAAGATTTAGAAAAATGCTATAAAAAAATTTAAACAAATTAAAGGAGATACAAAATGGCAATAAACACAATCAAACCGAGCATATATTTAAAGATAGCAAGATTAACATTAACAGGTAAGTCTGGAGATAAAGACTATGTATTAACTTGGAGTTATAAAAATAGATATTTTAATGTAGCTGTAACTGATACTGAAAATGGTAAAAACATACAAAATATCAGAGTAAGTATGAATGAAGCAATTCTTAGAACATTAGTTAGTTTTATGAAAAATGTAAAAAATAGTAAAGACGAAACTAATTACACGCTAACTAGTAAGAGCATTAACTTTGATGATAAAGAAAGCAATAGTTTATTAGTTAAAGGTAAATTAATAGTTGGTAAGAAAAAAATAGGAGATGATTTTATTAACTATGTAGCTTTAACAGATGCAGAAGAAAAAATCAAATTCTCATTTCCTCTTATACCTAGTAAATATTATGTATTTAGTAAAGACGGTAAAGAAATAAATAAGACTACAGAACTATCTAATATCTATTTAAATAGCTATATAAACATAATAGAAGATCTTATTATTGAGTTACCTAAGTATACTGAAAAAGATATTTTCGATACTGAGGACAATAACAACAATAATAAATTTAAAAAGAATTTTAAAAAGAAAAATGAACAATCGCAAAAGAATAATAAAGATTTTGATGATGAAATATTTTAAAATAGTGCAGACTTTTCTGTACTATTTTTTTTTCACTTATATATAGCTAACGTGAAATCAAAGATAAGGAGAAATAATGAACGCGGATTTTAACGTAAAGAAAACATTTGAAATTAGATTATGGGCAGAGTGGATTTTTACATTTGGATGGGGATTAACAACTCCTATATTTAAGCATAGTTTAAATACTATACCTGTAGAAATATTAGCATTAGCTGGTATATGGGTATTAATGAGTAGTTTATCGCAAAAACCATTAAGAGAAAAAGTTTCTCTTAAACAGTTATTATGGATATTGATTTATACTGATCTAATATATATTACAGGATTAGTTGTATTTATTTCGGTACATAATTTAACATATTTACTAATGTTTGAAATAATATTTGAAGGGCCTTATATGGCTATATTATTAGCTTCTACAAGTAAGTTAAATATAGAATATTATAATTTATTCTCTAAAGAAGAAAGAGAGAAAAAAGATGCTTATTTAAAAGATATAAGTATTAAAGTAAAAATATTAGCCTTTATAGCCGGAGGTATTTTAGGTTATATAACAGATAGCATCTTTATAGCATTTAGTATAAAAATATGTGTTATAATATTAGGCGTATTAATAGAACTGAGAGCTCTTAAATAGAGCCTCAGTATCTAATATTTTTTTTCTAATATTTATTACATATAAATAACTAAAATGCAAAAATAATCAAAAAAGGAGAAGTAATGTTTTACAGAGTAGAAATGCAAGTAAAAGATACAAAAGTGTTCATAGAACACAAAGGACAAAGTTTAGATTTTAACATAGAAGAACTTATTAATAGAAGAATAAAAGATTCTATAGATAAAGATATGTTTAAAGTATTAAACTTATTCGTAAACTGGAAAGGTGAAGCATTTAAAGATGAATTATTTAAAAGATATGTTCAAAGTTGGAATGATATAATGGATACTATTATGTCTGATGTAATTGAACTACCTTATCAAATAACAGATAGAATATTAGATATGTTTGACTATAACGAAATGGTGGAATTCCTAAAAACTCATAATCTTATTAGAATACCACAAACTTTAATGGATAGTTTTAATAAAGAAATTGAAGAGAATAAAGAAGGAAGTAGAGTACAAACATATTTAAAATCTGATTATTTAGATTTAGCAGCTCTTTTAACTATATTAAAAGCAACAGTTCCTATTTTAGGAACATATGCAGAAATTAATAAACAATCTATAGCTAAGGATTATAAGGATTATATTTTAATAATGTTTATAGTAAAGCATCCTATTAGCGATACTGAAGCGTTTCAGAAAATGGTAGGGTATATTAATAAACTTATTAATAATATCAAAAGTAATGAAGAAGAGTTACAGATGAGATTAATTAAAAAAGGTATAGATGAAGAAAATTTAGCTTATAATATCTTAGGCGGAGTTTTAATAGAAAAAATGCTACTTAGTGATGAAACTAAAGACACAGATGCTAAAAATCTTATTACTAAATTTTATAGCTATGCTTCTGGTAGGCTTAATATCAAAAATAATCCTGTTGGAGATATTAAAATCAAAAGTAAATTTAAAATTAATCCAGATGGAGATGATACTGAAAGTGTTATAGAAAGTTACAGAATACCAACTGATATAACGCCAGGATTTATGGAAGAATT